GTATCCATAATCATCAATTGCATGTTGCAATTTCATGAACTCAAAAGGAATTTTCTCCTCAGCAGTTCCCTGAACACATTGATACTTTAGACTGATAAGTTCATCGTCGTTGATAACAATGTCACAGTAATGTTTACCACCATTACGTTTTGCACCAACCATGACTTGCGAATCTACTTTGTGATCACTAAATTCTTCCAGAAGATTTTCTACTTCTGTCTCATAATTTGTGCCAGTGGTGGTGTCGCGAGATGCAGAAGTTGCCATGATTAGTAAGCGTAGGTGGAAAGATTGCAGGCAGGAACATGATAACCGTTATCGGGTTGATTTACATCAAAGACCCACAAAAGTTCACGTTCGTTTGCTGCATCATAAGTCTTGAACCCAAACAAGGGAACTAATTTTACCATGAGAGCACCCCAGTGGTACTCAGTCTCGAAGTCGAAAGTCACTGTGGTGGTGCGGTACACAATAGGGACACTTTAGGGGGGACAGTTTACTTCTTCTTGTGTTTGTTGATGTAATTGATTGCTGATTGACGATTGCGACATACTTTAATGACCCAACCTTGATGAACTATTGCTAGTTTTGTATTGCTATTGCCAACAGGAACAGCAGCATACATCATAGGATCATTATACTTTCCCACAATAAATCCCTGCTCTGATGGTTTGGGATCTAGAATATCGCTCTTCTGTTGTGTTAGTTTCATCGACGCACCTCAGTGATAGCTGGTTCACCCTTTTGGAATACAGTATCAACAACTGCCTGAACTCTGCGTGACGTGCTGATACCAACCTTATCATACACGGGAATACAAACTAGACCAAAGGTTTTGTTCTCTCCACCAGTACGAATCACACGACCGATGGACTGACTGATACCAATGTAGTCCATGTTCCGCATAAAGAATACTGCTTCAAGTCCCTTGACATTCATACCCTCAGACAGAATACTATGGTGCATGACGATAAACTTTTTGTCGGGATCTTGTCCCCACTTGTTGAGTGTCTCGAAGAAACATTCACGATTGACTTTCACACCGTCAATGATTGCACCGTGCTTAGAAGTAATGTGCATCCATGAATATCCACGAGATTCTATCTCTTCACAAAAGTTAGATTGTGTAACCAAGCGCATGATTTGCTTAGTAGATCTAGCAGCAATGAGAATCTTGTCTAGTGGTTGTTCATCAATGGTGTGCAGCAAGTTGTCACAATCAGTCAACTTAGCATCACCAGTGGGTAGATTCTTGACCACAACTTTAGGTGGGAGAATATAACCTTGCTCAACAAGTTTAGGTGCAGGAACATTACAAATCACCTGACCATATACTTCAGGATCATTCATTCCTGGTTTGAATACTGTAAGAGAATGTTTAGGTGTAGCAGTGAAGAAGTATTTGCGATCAGCATCAGTAGAGAAGAACTCAGTTGCAGGGAAGAAGTTACGCTGGACGCTATTATGTGCTTCGTCAAAGTATATTGTATTCACCTCAATATCTGCCTCCATCACACGATGAAGCGAATGATATGTTGTAAAGATGATGCAGTTCTCACCCATGTTCCGCGCAGTGTTAGCGAAGACATGAATGTTCACGGGATTTGTGTTGCTGTAGTGATGAGTTTCACCGCTATGAACGTGCATCACATGCGTGTGAGAAGTATCAATAATCTCCAGAAACTCAGAGCACAGTTGTTCCGCCAACAAAATACGCGGAGCAACAATAACTGTGGTAGTGCCGTTGTTGATAACTTCATGGCGCATCTTGGTGTCCATGATCATCGTCAGGGTTTTACCACCACCAGTAGGCACAATGATCTGTCCCTTGTCATGTGCCAACATAGCATCTGTGGCGCGTTGTTGGTGGGGACGAAGTTGGATCATCAAAGGTTGGTCACTCACTACTACATCATTTTAGGGGGGACAGTTCTATTTGTCCAGCACTACCTCTTTAAGTTTACATTGTAGTTGCTGGCAGGTTTCTCTCTCTTCTTCTGAATATCTTTCACCAATCTCTCACCTGCACGGCGGATTTGCTTTTTCTCATCCTTAGTGTAGACACCCTTAGTTGTTCTTACATTAGCATCACCTTTATAGTTGGGGTTTGCTTTCTTTTCGGGTGCTTTTTTTGTCAATAGTTGTGAAGCAGTCTGTGTTTTTGCTCCTGCTTCTCTTGCTTTTCTCTCTTTATATGCTTTGCGTTGTGCTTCCTTAGCAGATAATGCAGCAGAACCTCTCTCCTTTGTGGGTTGTTGTTCTTTAGCAGAGCGTGGACGTTGTGTGCCAATGTCCTTTCTTGCTTTATAGTCAGAGGGAGCAGTCTTGCCCCCTCCGATTGGTTTCATGCGGCGCATTTCGGGTTTAGTTTTCTTACGCTCCGCACCAATCCTCCCACCTTCACCCTGGCGGCGAATCTGAGAGGATCCCATGACATCTTTGTCATAGACTTCAGTAATAAACTCCCGAAAGGTTTTCATCTCTTACTTACACTTTTCAGTTATTTATTCCTCCTCTTGTTCTGGTTCTACTTTCTTGGTCACTTTTGGACCTTTCTGCACAAGATCATTATCATAGAAGTATTTGATCCGCTCTTGCCGATGTGCTTTCAGGTCATTGTATTTTGCCTGTTGCTCATTAGTGAAGCGGAAATCTTGCTCGCGCCAGATGTCACGCATCTCACGCATTTGATAGAGAACTTCAGCAGGTTTCATTTTAGTAATCAATGTTGGAGTTTAGGTAGTCATTAAGGTTGAACTTTTGTTCATCCTCAACTAAATCAGCGAGGTCTTTTTCAACATAATCAAAGTTGACAAGTTCCTCTATTTGTTGCTCGTTCAGGTAGCGTTCCATGTGGTTGTGCTTACAATGTGGTGACACTTTAGGGGGGACAGTTTACTTAACCAGGATTTGGAAGTCAGTGCATCCCTGTTCAGTCATGACTTTCTCCCAGAATACAGCATCATCAATTTTAACGAATGTTGCTGTTTGTTTTGCATAACCCTTTTTCTTGGGTTTCATGTAGTTGACTTGGTACATCATTCCAATGCCTCAATACTCCAGATACAATAAAAGCGTTAGTGACCATGTAACTAACAAATATAATGGTGCGTATGCCAGCAACATAATTATCGTAAGGTTCTGTTTTGTCATCACTGAAACTTCCGATGGCATACTTCCATATTTTCCATATCTTATTCACGGATCCTTGTGTCTGTACTGTTGTGACTTGTACTCATCGATATTATTCTCTCTCCTATTCTTGACATACTCTAATTCATGCCATTGAAAGTTATAGCATACAAGGAGAGTGTGATCTTTTTTGTGACGTGTGCCAAGAGAACATACCTTATCTTTTACACCTATCTCAATACTGAGAGATTCATCACACTTAAAGTAGACCCAACCCTCATGGTTTTTCCATCTCACATAGTCATCAACCTGAGGAATGTACTTCATAAAAATGCCCGCATCAATGGATTTAGGTTTAACTGCATAGCAGTATAATCACGGGTGTCTTTAATGTCTATCTGATTTCCGTGCTTGGTGGAGTTAATAGGCGCGTGATAGCATCCCTTCTTTGTGTTGTAGAAGCCCCAGATTGTGCGGACAGGATCAGATGTGTATGAAAAAGAAGCATGGTTACGCAACCAAATGCTAACCATGTTTCTCTTGTGTTCTTTAACTTCATAAGAATATCCTTCAGGTGGTTTGTGTGGGAAACCATCAGGTAGATTCATGTGAACTCCGCAATGTAGTAGTCTACAGTAACTTCTAGTTTTGCTGCTTCTTCTTCACACTCAGCAATAAAATCTTCAATCATTCGATCCACCTGAAATTTTCTGCGGTCGTCATTGTAGTCGATCATTTAACAATTCCTCCAGTTGTTTGATGACATTTTCAGGCGTATATGCGCCTGTTTCTCTTTTACGTTTCTCCATCTCATTCTCAACTTTTTGAGTGATAGAAGCATGACGTTCATGTTCAGATGGGTGCATCATCAACTTCTTTGTTTCTTTCATACAAAATTGAAGTTGAAGCAATTCAATATCAGTAAAATCAATCATACAGCAAGTGCTCCACTAGGAATTTCAACAAGTTCAGGATCATTGTCATTGAACTCATTCA